TTCTCAGTATCTAAAAACATACAACCCAGACCCTGATACGCTAGAGAAAATTTACGAAATGAATAAAAAGTACTCAACACAGGTTGAGGCAAACGAAGATGTAGCCAGAAATGTAAACTGGAGCATTAAAAGCTTTGAGTGGGATAATTTATTTAACTATGGTGAGGCGAATAGCTTAGATTTCTCAAAACTAAATGGCGTTGTTGGAATCCTAGGTAAGAACTGGAGTGGTAAGAGTTCTGTTATCGAAAGTATGCTCTATACTATCTTCAATACAACTGCTAAGAACAACCGTAAGAACATTAATATTATCAATCAAAATAAAGAGAAGGCTGCTGGCCGCGTTGTTCTTGATATCGACGGTACAGAATACGTAATTGACCGCAAAAGCGAAAAGTATACAAAGAAGAGCAAAGGCCAAGAAGTAACGGAAGCAAAAACAGATGTTGAGTTCACCACCGAAAATAAAGAACTTCTTACTGGTCTGGACCGCAGCGATACTGATAAAATCATTCGCCGCCATGTTGGAACAGTAGACGATTTTCTACTTACCTCCATGAGCAGCCAGTTTAATAGCCTGGCTTTTATCAGCGAAGGTTCGACCACTAGAAAGAGTATTTTAGCGAAGTTCCTTGATCTCGATACCTTTGATGCAAAATATAAGTTAGCTAAGAGCGATGCGTCAGAGCTAAAGGCGTATATCAAAAAATACGAAGATGTCAACTTTGATGAAGAAATCAAAACAATTAAAGATACAGTAAAGAAGACCGAAGATAATATCAAGGAATTCAAGTATCAAGGAATGTCAATTAATTTAGATCTTACTAAATATCGCGATGATTTGTTTGCGACTCAAGCCGAAATTAAAAAATTAAACGATACAAGTGAGAAAGCAGTACAGTTATTTACTAAGAAGCAAGAGCTAGCTACGGAATTAGGTACTTTGTCTGAAAAAAGTACAAAACTAGCTGAAAAGTCTCTAAAGTTAGATAAAATCAAGCAAGATATTTCTGCTGATCTAACACAAAACGTGGCAGAGTTACTAGAGGCTAAGTCAAATCAAGAAAATGCGTCAAAAGACGTAGAAATACTTCAGAAAGAGTATGAATCGGTATCTAAAGAGAGCGTTAATGCTGCAAAGCAAGTTGCCGTTCTTACAGAAGTGCCATGTGGACAAGAGTTCAGTCACTGTAAGTTTATAAAAAACGCTTACGAAGCGAAAGATTCACAACCAACCCTAGTTAAGAATGTAGAACAGACGCTTGTTAAATTAAATCTTGCGAAAAGCACTGTCGATGTTAATCTATATAATGATCTCAAGCAGAAAATAAATAAATATAATATTGCGGTAGGCTTAAATCAGAAAGTTCTCTCAGAAGAGAAGATTCTAGAGGTTGAATACGAGAAAAATAAGAGTAGAATATCCGAAGTGGAAAAAAGCTTACTAGATATCGAGCTAACTCTTGCAGGAATCAGCAATGCGGCGCAGATAGTAGAGAAGCTTAACAAACTTAATGAAGACGAGAAAAAACTTAAGTTAAATATTCATAATACCGAACTAAAATTAAACTCTAATCAACAATTAATTTCTGAAACGTACAAGGAGAATGGATATCAAATCTCGAAGCTTGAGACACTAGAAGAACAGAAACTAGAGTTTGTTGAGAAGAGAAAAGAATACAGCGCATATGATCTATATATTAAGGCAATGCACCCGAACGGGATCAGCTATCAAGTAATCAAAAATAAACTCCCAGTTATCAACGAAGAGATAAACAAAATTCTAACAAACATAGTAGATTTTCAAGTAGAACTAATCAATGATGATGATAAGCTAGATATCATGATTAAACACCCGCAATACAATCAACGCCCTCTTGAGATGGGTAGCGGAGCAGAGAAAACGTTATCAGCGATTGCAATTAGATTGGCTCTGCTATCTGTATCCTCGCTGCCAAAAGCTAACTTCTTTATCCTCGACGAGCCAGGCACGGCACTTGATACTGAAAATTTAGCTGGGTTTATTCGTATCTTGGAACTAATTAAATCATACTTCAAGGTTGTTTTTCTTATTTCGCACCTTGATATATTAAAAGATGCCGTCGATATGCAGATCAATATTGATAAAGTTGATGGCTACGCACACATAGAACAATAATGGGAACTATTCCCGAAAGGATATCAAATGGAGATCGTGAAACAAATGACACTTAAACTTAAAGCAGTTGTAGCATTACTAGTTGCAGGACTTGTTGTCGGAGTAATTGCTTTTAAGAAGCATGTGTCTGATGGTCTTGGCAATGGCGAATTGGAAGCAAAAGAAGAGCAGCTAAAGAAAGAAGCCGATGTCAAACTTGCAGAAGAAGCTGCCAAATTAGAAGCTGAGAAGCAAGTTAAGTTAGAGGAAGTTGCAAAAGAAGTAGAAGTTAAAGAAGCCAAGATTGAAGAAAAGAAAGTAGCGACAAAGAAATCGCTAAAAGATTTGGCATCTAAAGATAAAAAAGCTTTCAAGGCACAGGTCCAGAAGAAGCTAGGCGTCAAAGAGAAGAAGCCAGCAGGACGCAAGCCAAAGGGCAAATAAAATGTATAAAGCTTTGGCTTTCGGGATGGCGCTGTTAATTGCAGCGCCTCCTGCTTTTTGTGAAGAAGATGATGGTGTTGATGATGGCGACTTTGTAGAACTTGAAAAGGGCCAAGCAGCACCATTTGATGGTTACTTATTTGATCACGGTGGAATTGCCGCCCTTGTCGCTAAGCACGATGCAGAAAAAGAACAGCTAGAATTAAAAAGAGAAACAGATCTAAAGAAGTTAAAGATTGATCTTGATACAGAGATAGCTAAAAAGCAAAGCGAAATAGATATAAACAAAAAGCTATCAGAAGATATAATAAAAGCCAATAAAGAACAGATAGAGAAGTTAAATTTAAAGATCGAGCGGGCCAGTTGGATTCAACCGACACTTTTTGTTGGAGGAGTCTTAACTGGTACTGCTTTAACTGTTGCTATCCTAAAGATAGCCGTCCAGATGGTAAAATGAAACGCGACCCTAACTATGTTGCAGCAGTAGAGAAAGCAATACGTGAAAAGTATGGCGAACTAACAGTGATTAATCCAAAGAGTCTATGGGATACAGAAAAGGAAGCGCAGTATATCCAGGAACTAAAAGACTCTCATAAAAAGGATGTCAAGGAAGAGAAAATTGAATTAGACGGTGTTTTTATCTCTAAGAAACTAATTAATAGTAAATTAAATAGGAATTGCAAGTTTTGCGATACCTATTCTTTTAATAGAGACAACGAAGTATATTTAACAAAATATAGCTGCTGCCAAAAGTGCTATATTTTGAATATTGAAGGAAGATAGATAATGGATAAAAATATAGTTTTATGGTACGATAAAGAAGCTTATACGATCAAGGAGTCATATCTAAAGACGCTTATGGTTCGCGAGACTCAAAAGTATTTATTTGAGAGATATGAAAAAACTATAAATAAAACCAATCTTCTTTCCGAGTCTAAAAAGCTTCTGTTAAAAGAAGCAAAGAGAAGGGCGTTAAATGAATCGCAGCAGATAGCAGAAGGCCCAGGATGGAATGCTGTAAAGAATGATATTAAGAAGTTCTTTTCGTTTCTCGGAAGAGCACCTGCAAAAGCGCTTGGGCGCTTCATAAGAGGGCTTAAGAAGGGCTGGTTAAAAGGTCGTTATAATCTATCTGATCAGCAAATTAATACAATCTTAAATGATTATTCTAAAAATGCAGCCAATCCAACGCAAGCCGCAAAAACAGCTACAGCAGATATGGTTAGATTTGGAATTCCTGCTGCCGAAGCAGGTAGACTGGCCGCAGCCTTACCAGCCGAAATTGCAAAAAATGAAAAATCGGCAACCGCAGATACAACCACATCTCCAATAAATCCATCGGCAGCAGATACTGGATCTACAAGTACAACTTCGGCGGGTTCACCATCAACGGTATCTGAACCAGCAGCAGAATTGTCCGCTGAAGATGAAGGTTTAAAAACAGATCTAGAGAAATATATTATCTATATTAATACAACATATAATAATAGAGAAGCCAAAGGTTACCAAATTGGTGCGATAACAATTGATGCCCAAAATAAAAAAATGTTTATTCCATATGTAGGAAAAAACCTAGAAACATCACAAGAAAATATTTTAAAAGCTCTTAAATCTCTTAAAGATGGAAAACTTTATTTACAACCAACTAATTCTGCAGGTCGAACAGAACCATATCAAGTTGCAGACAGCGATGGAAGACCAACCCTGTTAACAAAAGAAAAAATTAAAAGTAACGTCGAGCAAGGAGTTGGAGGGATTAGTTCGCCAAATCCAATAGACAATAAACTAGCTGATGCAGGTAAAGAATCGGCTATAGATAACGCACAGCAGGAACTCGGCGCAGCAGGACAAACTATTATTTCCCCCGAGCAGGAAAAACAAAATGCTCAAACGAGAAGAAAAATATTAGATGCTGTCTTAAAATCTAGAGATAGTTTTTTAGGCATTGGAACAAGAAATAGTAAATTCGAAACTATGGCTAGAACGCTAAGCTCTACTTTAAGAGCGAATAACTTATTAGATGGTGATGTTAGTGAGTATACGGCAGAAAATGGGACGAGAGGAGTCTATGCAAGAACAAATATGCCAGTAGAGCAAGATCCAAACAAAGTATATGTGTTTTGGATTAATAGCGAAAACTTGCAGATGGGACTCGATGATGCTCCTAATAAAGAACAAGCCGCTTCTGGAGAAACCAACACTTCTATCAGTGAGTCTCAACAAAAATTATTTCGCATAAATGGAAAGAACTTTAAGTTAATTAAATAAAAGGAGCATGTAAATGCCACTAAATGTAATCCAAGTAGTAAATGCTATTTCTCAAGCAACACATGATAAGCATCATGGCGGCGGTTACGAGCTAAAGCGCGATGAAATAGAAAAATACGCACGTAATATGGAAGTTATGGATGGTTTCGGCGTAACAATCCACGGAAATACAATGCTTATCCGTTATGCAAGTGAAGAGCCAATTCAAGCAATGCATGATAAACGTTTTGGTTATAAGCTAGAACAACGCGTTAATGATATTCGTAAGACAATCGAAAAGAAGTTCGCTGATATCACAGGCGCAAAATTACGTCTTAAAGAAATAGGAGAGCTAACGAGTCTTGTTGAAACAACAAATCGCGTTAAGATTAAAGTAAAAGCTCAAATGGCTTACGAGATTCTTAATCTAAAAGACAGAGTGGACTCCAACGGTAATAACTCAGAAGCTGCAGCAGAAAAAATTAATTCATTTGAAGTAACATCGAACAAGTTACTTAAAATGGCAACAGGTTCAAAGAAATCTGACAGAGCGCGTAAATAAAAGAATGGTGAAAACATGGAGGAATTATCTCTTGAAGAAATAAAGCAGGAAATTATTAAATGCGGTAGAAACCCTTCCTACTTTCTTAAAAACTATGCAAAAATTACAACCGTCGATCAAGGTACAGTAACTTTTAAGACGTTTGATTTCCAGGATGATCTTCTAGACAAATTTCGTGACCACCGCTTCAATGTTATAGTAAAAGCCCGCCAGCTTGGTATTTCAACCATCTGCGCGGGCTATATTGCTTGGCTAATGTCGTTTCAAAAAGATAAAACCGTACTTATCATGGCGACGAAGTATGCAACAGCAAGCAATATGGTTAAAAAGGTCAAGTATATTATAAATAATATACCGGAATGGCTAAGAATATCATCTGTAACAACAGATAACAAGAACAGTTTTGAGTTAAGCAACGGCTCGATCATTAAAGCGGTTGCAACCAGCCCAGACGCCGGTCGTTCTGAAGCTGTTTCTCTACTTGTAGTCGACGAAGCAGCACATATTGAGAGCATGGATGAAATTTGGACCGCTCTATATCCAACCATTTCAACCGGTGGACGCTGTATTGCATTAAGTTCGCCAAACGGTATCGGTAATTGGTTCCATAGAACATATGAAGATGGACAAAATGGACAAAACAGTTTTATTACTACGCATCTTCCGTGGGATGTCCATCCAAAGCACGATCAAAAGTGGTTTGATGAAGAAACGAAGAACATGGGTAAGCGTGAAATTGCGCAAGAGTATCTTTGTTCATTCAATGCATCTGGAGAAACAGTAATCGACCCAGACGATATGGAAGAATTACGTAAAAAGATGTTAGATCCAAGCAGAAAAAGCTGGGTTGATCGCAATTATCATATTTGGAAACCATATAATCATCAAGGCAAGTATATTCTTGTTGCTGACGTTGCCCGTGGCGACGGCGCAGACTATTCTGTTTTCCACGTAATCAATGTTTCTACTATGGAACAGGTTGCAGAATATCAAGGCAAGGTAGAACCAGAGATATTTGTTGATTTGTTAATAACCGTTGGAAAAGAGTATGGCAATGCGCTTATGATTATAGAAAATAATAACATAGGCTTTACTGTATGCGGACGCGTAGCAGAAAAAGGATATAGAAACTTATATTATTCTAGCAAAAGCACGCACGAATACATTGATTCAAACAATGCAATAGGAAATAGTAATGCAGTCGTAGGATTTACAACATCAATGAAGACTCGTCCGCTTATTATTGCAAAACTAGATGAAATGATACGCAATCGCTCTATACAAATAAACTCTCCACGTACAGTACGCGAATTAGAGAAATTTATTTGGCATAACGGCAAGCCAGAAGCTCAAAAAGGCTACAACGACGATCTTGTGATGAGTATGGCAATTGCATGTTGGGTAAGAGATACTGCACTTATTACAAACAATAGAGATGCAGAATTTTCAAAAGTTATGTTAAACTCCATGAACAAAAGCAAGTCTATTCTAAATACATCTATTAATGGAATGCATAATTACAGAGAAATAGAAAAAGATAATGCTAGAAAAATGCAATCAGAGTTTGCATGGCTTTTTAAGGGATAAAAATGGCTGATCAAAGACGAAATATAAAGAACAATGAATCACAATTATTTAAAAGCTTAACGCGACTCTTTTCTGGTCCGATTGTTAACTTTAAACAGCAGGCACAGCTACGCTACAAACGTAGACAGCTAGATAAGTTTAAATTTACAAGCGCTAGCGGAAAGCATTTCCAAAAAACAAGCTATAATCCATTTGATTCAATTCAAAGTAATATCTTAGCAAACCAAAGTCGTGCAGAACGCTATAGCGATTTTGATCAAATGGAATTCACGCCAGAAATAGCCTCTGCTCTTGATATTTATGCAGATGAAATGACGACACACAGTAGTTTAACAAAAATGTTAAATGTTAAGTGTGCTAATCAAGAAATCAAAAGTATTCTTGAAACTCTATATTATGATGTATTAAATGTTGAGTTTAATCTATTTGGCTGGTGCCGTACGATGGTTAAGTTTGGAGATATGTTCCTGTATCTCGACCTTGATGAACAAATGGGCGTTAAGGGCGCGATTGGTCTTCCATCACCAGAGATTGAACGTCTAGAAGGCGAAGATAAAACCAATCCAAGCTATGTACAGTTCCAGTGGAATAGCGGTGGCTTAACATTTGAAAATTGGCAGATCGCCCATTTCCGTATCTTAGGACAAGATAAGTATAGTCCATATGGAACAAGTGCGCTTGAGCCAGCAAGACGTATTTGGCGTCAATTAACCATGTTAGAAGACGCAATGATGGCATACCGCATCGTTCGCGCACCAGATCGTCGTGTATTCTATATCGATGTCGGCAATATTGCACCAGAAGACGTAGAACAGATGATGTTGCGCGTTCAAAATCAGATGAAACGCAATATGATTGTTGATCCACAAACTGGTCGCGTCGATCTTCGTTATAACCCAATGAGTATCGATGAAGATTTCTTCATCCCAACACGCGGAAACAGCAATACAAAGATCGAAACACTGCAGGGTGGCGCTTTTACTGGCGATATCGATGACGTTAAGTATCTACGTGATAAACTATTCTCAGCTATTAAGATTCCGCAGAGTTATCTATCACAGGGTGATGGCGCGACTGAAGATAAAACAACGCTAGCTCAGAAAGATATTCGTTTTGCTCGCACAATTCAACGTCTACAGCGTGTTGTGGTGGCAGAACTAGAAAAGATCGGCATTATCCATCTCTTTACGCTTGGATATCGTAACGAAGATCTACTAAAATTTAGTATTGTGTTAAATAATCCTTCAAAGATCAGCGAATTACAGGAACTCGAACACTGGAAAACAAAATTTGAGGTTGCAGCACAGGCTCAAGAAGACTTTTTTAGTAAGCGTTGGATTAGCGAGAAAATATTTAATATGTCGGAGAATGATTTCAAGAGGATTCAGCGTGAAATCTATTACGATAAGATGTATAAGGCTTCGATTGAAGGTGCTGCGAGTGCTACAACAAGCGGTGCAGAAGCTGCAGGCGGTGGTGGACCAATAACTGGTGCAGGATTAGGCGGATTAGGAGCAGAAGGCGAAGCTGGAGGTGCAGAAACACCAGCGGCACCAGAGGCTGGAGGTGCGGCAGGAGAAGGTTTACCAATTCCACCACCAGGAGAAGTTGGCGCAGCAGAACCACCACCAGCAAAGCGTAAAGATAATGGTTATACAAAGAAATCAGAAAGTGGTTTACCAGATTTCAGAGGAAACCGTCTTGATATGCAGATGAAGCGTGCGGGCACGCCAGAGTTCGGTACATATCGTAAGACATTTATTGGTAAGCCGGAACTAGATAGTCTGTATGAATCAGAACAAGAAACTAATTATACTGACCTAACTGAAAGCAGATTGCATGAAGTTGACAGGGAAATTAAAATCCTATTAACAAGCTTGGAGAATAAGAATGCAAAAAAAGATAGAAAAGCCTAAACTAAAGCATAACAAAAAACGCAATACCGCGTTTTTATTTGAAGCCTTAGTGAAAGAATTAACAAAAGCAGTGCTTTATGATGATAAAGCTAAGCAAAAAAGTGTTTCAACGCTTATTAAAGAACACTTCAAGAAGAATACCGTTCTTGAAAAAGAATTATCTCTCTATAAGCAACTGTCAGATACAAAAGAATTTCCACAAGATTACGCAGAGAAGCTTATTAATCGTATTCGCGAAGAACATCAAAAGTTAAACGAAAAAGATATCTTTGATGAACAAAGCAAGCTTATAGGCAAGATTAATAAAACAATCGGAGTGCAGGTATATGATAACTTCGTACCTAACTATAAAACTCTAGCCTCTGTATCTCAAATTTTTAATACATCAGTTCCGCAAACAAAAAAGATCATTCTAGAGCAGGAATTACTAGGAAATATTACTTCTAAAAAATTAGAAGAAAAGAAAGAATTACAACCAATCGACTCTCTAACATTTAAGGTTGCTGTAGATAAATTTAACAAGATATACGGAGAGAAGATTCTCCCAGAACAAAAAGAGCTTCTACATAAATTTATTAACTATGCAGATGATGATGTTGATCTTAAGCTATACCTAAGCGAACAATTAAAGAAGATAGATAGCGAAGTTAATCTTGTTTTAGAAAGCGACATTATTAAAAACAACGAAGACCTTCTCTATAAGGTAACCTTATTAAAAGAACAGGTATCTGAAATTAAATTTGATAATGTTACATCCGAAGTTATTGAAAAAGTAATAAATATCTACGAATTCTTAAGTGAGGTGAAAAATTAATGCCTATTCAGTTAACGCTTAGGGAGCCATCACCAATTGGCGGCAATCTTGTATTAAAAGATAAGGCAGGTAAGCGTATTACTGTTGCTGTACGTCGTACTCTTGATGGTAATTTAATGTTCTCTGGTCATCACTGCATGACAATAGTTGTAATGCCCGAGAAAAGCAAAATTATAGCCTTTCCAAAGACAGAATTTACGGATGATGTATATGCCAATCAAGATGAATTGTTTAATTTTCTAGTTCACAACGGTGTAGTCACACCAGATACTATAATTGGCGGTAACATCTATGGTTCAATAGAAGCAAAATATGCTTCTGAAAAGAAAACCGATGAGGATCCTATGGAAGTTGCATTATTAAACATACACAACTTCCTACATAAAGATAAACAAGAATATGCTATTCGCAAGCAGTATATTGACGATCTAGAGAAGGAATTATTGAGCGCAGATGATGAAGATACAACCGAAATGGGCGAAGTTCCACAGGAGCGCACCAAGGGTAGTATTCCAAAATGGGGATTCCCAAGCCGCGGAATCTATAGATACAATTATTAAGGAAATTTATTATGAAAATTAAATTAATTTTAAAAGAACAAGGTGAAGGCGCTGTTACCTGTCCCCATTGTAAAGCGCAAGTACCGGCAGGTAAGAAATTTTGTTCATCTTGTGGAGAATCACTTGCGGAAGCACCAAAGCAGCAAGTCCAACAACCTAATGCCCAAGGAGTTACTACTTGCCCCCATTGTAAAGCGCAAGTACCGGCAGGAAAAAATTTCTGTCAAGCTTGCGGTGAGCCTTTACATAAAGACTCAGCAGCAAATGCTCAAAATACTATAGCAAATGCTCAAAAACAGCAGCAAGATCTTTCGAAAGCAGCAATGAGTCTTGGTGCGAATCAACAACAGCCGCAACAGCAACAACAGCCGCAACAACAAGTTAAACAGCCAGAGATTAGTACGCAAAAAATTTCTCAGCAGGCTCAGCAGTCTTACGACAACCCAGATGAAGCTGAACGACAAATGGTTAATAACATAGTAGCAGGATGGTTGCAAAAAGGCCGTATAGTAGATAGTAATGGTAACGATGCGGCAGAAAAAGTAAAAGCTATGATGTTAAAGGCGGTTGATGACGAGACTGCACCAGCACTTACACAAATGAATAATACTATTTATGTATCTAGCGGCAAACAGATGGTTCCAATGTTTAGATTGGTTGGAAAATGATTTACGATCTATTAACCTTTATACTAGCATGCTATGGAATGACAATGATCGTCGTTTATGGGAAAATATTCGACAAAGTAAGACCAGACTGGGAAGTCCTCAAATGCACGATGTGTACGGGCTTTTGGGTTGGATGTCTGTTATCAATATGCTTGGACACAGAGTTTGGTCTGCTTATAGGTGGATTTATAAGTTCTGGCACAACTTACTTACTAAGCAAGATAGTCAATGATGAAGGATTAGTAGTCAAAATAAACAAAGACTAACTATTTAATAATATGAAACTTACAAAAGAAATTATTAAAAAGCTCATAATGGAAGACAACGTCCCAAATCCAAATACTGGCGGCGGAAGAGCTTATGGAGCAGCACCTACTAGCCAATATATGCAAAATTATAGAGCTGGTAAGGCCCCAGACAACAATAATAAAGAAGAATATCGCGGTCGCGATCCATATGAAACTGGCGAAGTCGAAACCCATATAAAAGGTGGAGAAGTTTATAGAGTTGTGCAAGGCGCGAATGAATTTGAACTTATTTTCGATAAAGAAGATAAAAGCTTATCTCATGGCACTGTTAGACCTATCGGAGAATATAGATTTAATATAGTAAATGGTGCAATAGACTGGGAAAGTGATTTAACACCGCCTCATGTTAGAAACGGTGCAGAGTTGGAACGCCAGATATTAGATTATTCTGGTAGAGAGGACTAAAATGCGTACACAAGTAACTTACATCCGCCGTTATATGCTACAGCCAGTGCGCCATTGCTGCGCTGGTTCACCTATTAACCCCCTAGGATAAGTCTTAGGGGGATTTTAAAGAGAATATAAATGGCACAAGAATTATTAAGAGAGTTTTACGAATTATGCGCTGGCGGTGTTTGCCAAGACCTCCTAACCGAGGAGGATAAACGCTTTGTTAAAGAGGGCGGTCTTATCTTAAGTGGTAAAATTCAAGAAGCCGACGTTAAAAACGGTAATGGACGCAAATACCCAGAGAAAATTTTACGTCGTGAGATAGAAAAGTATCAAGAAACAATCCGTGATGGTCGCGCCCTTGGCGAACTCGACCACCCAGAGAGTTCTGTTGTTAACTTAAAGAACGTCTCGCATGTTGTTATGCGCTGCTGGTGGGATGGTCCTGCTGTTATGGCAAAGATCAAGGTATTGCCAACACCAAGTGGTCAAATTCTTAAATCGCTTGTAGAAAGTGGTATCAAGCTAGGAATTTCATCGCGTGGACTAGGAAGTACGCACCAAAGTAATGGCGTAACAATGGTTGATGACGATTTCCAGCTTATTTGCTTTGATATGGTTAGCGAACCAAGCACCCCAGGTGCATTTATGATGAAAGAGGCAAAAGATCGCCAACTAAAGGTACAAAAAGTACAAAAACTTAGCGAAATGCTAAATAAACTTACCGGACGGTAAAATGGATAAAAAAGAATTAAAGATGTTGCTCAAGCCAATGATCAAAGACCTAATTAAAGAGGTCTTGGCAGAAATTGGCGCAGGAGCAGTACTTGCAGAAGTAAAAGCTCCACAAAAAGTAGCAGAAAGCAAACCAAATTTTGAAAGAACATACAGAGAAAAGATGGTTGCTCCCGCAGCACAGCAAAAAGCAACAGATACGAAGAAACGTATGGATGAAGAGTTGAAAAAGTCTGGATTACTAACAAATAGCTTTAATCCATTTGCCGGTACCCAACCACTAAGCGAAAATCAAGCGGCTGGTGCGGCAGGCGGCAGAGATCCAAGCGACCCAGGTATTGATATTAGTGGATTAGTCGGCAATAGTGCCGCAATTTTTAAAGCCCTAAGTGGCGGAAAGAAGTAAGAAATGTCAGTTAAATCACCAACACACGCAAGCGCAGCACTACCAGAAGGTGTAAGACCAAGTCTAGAAATGAACGAAGTCCTTATCCGTAAGTTCCTAAAAAGCTGTAAAAAAGAGGATCTACAAAAAAATGTATTTGATAAGAGCGCAGATGTAAGGCGCTACGAATCAAAACATCGCGCAGACAAGATTCGTCGTAAGACAAACAAGGAACGTGCCATTCGCGAGCAGCAGGCAGCCGAGAATCTAGAATCTAAGAAAAATAAGAGGTAATATAAATGAGCGATCAAAGTGTACGTCTACAGGCTGGCATAAATAACGTCGGCTCATATCAAGTAAGTGGTATTCCATTTGTCACTGGAGGCTTAACTTTGCCACTTACGTCTTCTGCGCCACTAAGAATTGATTTCCCCAGCATAACTAGCTATTTTGAATTCCGTAATCATGGAAACTATCATGCTAGATTAGCATTTAGCGCAAATGGTTTAAAAGGTACTAACTATTATCTAGTTGAACCCTCTGGTTCTGTACAAATTAGGGCTAAAGCAACTTCGGTATTTTTAGCCTCTAACAACCCAACTAATACTCTTTCTAGTTGTACACTAATTGCAAGTTTAACTGGAATTACCGGTTACGATCTAGCCACAGGCTTATCTGGCTCAGCGGGTATCGGATAAACTAATAAATGCGCATACTCAGTAATGTAGCCATATCTGGCAACCTTAATTTAGGCTCATCCAATAAGAAAGATACATTTGTTATTGGTACGCCAGACTTAGAAAACAATAACGTCAATACAGACGTATTTACTGTTTGGGCAAACGCTGATTTTAGAAATAACGTGCAATTGGGTGCCAATAGTGATGATTTTATTACTATTAGTGGCACCCTTTCTGCATCTAATGGTTCAATACATACCCTTAGCAGCAGCATAATAAGTTCTTCAAACTTGTATCTAGACGAGTTTATATTTGCTGCCAATACAATACAGGGCGGCGTCATAGAGGCCACAGAAGGATTATATGTTAACGGAACTGCACAGATTTCGCAAAGCCTAACTGTTCTTGGTAACATATATCTTAGTGGTAACTTAATTGGATTTGCAACAGGCTCTGGTGGCGGATCAATTATATCCGTCGATAAAGTTGTTTATGTAGCAAAAACTGGCACACAATATGGAAGCGGAACTCTAGCCGCTCCATTTAATAATATCCAAAGTGCTATTGATTTTGCTTCTTCTTCCTATCCAACGCATAGCGAGCCTGTATTTATTTATGTATTACCTGGTTTATATGAAGAAGACGTAACTGTAACTAGAAAAAATTTATATATTAAATCTTTTGCAAATAAAGCAGAATCAAAACTTGTAACTTTTAAAGGCAAGACAACAATAAATATTCCAAATGCAACTCAAAAATATAATGAGATTGTTGCGTTTGAAGGTATATTTTTTCATGGAAAAGCAGATACTGCAGATGCAGCATTATATCTAAGTTCTGGTAGCTATGCAACATATGTTAAAGATTGTTATCTTTATACACTAAATGCATCAAATGCTAGCGTATTACGTGCTACTGGTTCTTTTTCAAGCAAAAAAATAATTCTTCAAAATTGTATTTTTAATGCAAGCGGATCAAGTGGGGTAAATCAACCTATTATAGATTTAAGGGGTTGCAATACAAAGATAGATACGCTTGAGTTATATAGCGAAACAGGTGGAACAGGAAACGGTATTAACGTTAATAGCGATGGAATTGTATCTGTAGATCGAGCGATCATAGCTCCATCTACTACTGGATATCCTGTATATAACGCAAGCACTAGAACGCCAACCTTATCAAGTCCATATTCGCTTTTATTAACAAATTCATCTGTTGGATCTGCAAACGGCACAAGTATTTATTGTGCAAATTATACATTTTTATGGAATGTGTTGCTGGCAAACGCTACTCCAAAAGTATCTGGCCCGTCTGCACTTGTTAATGTCTATTATAGCCAATTAACTGCTGGTTCTAAAATAACTTGGGATACGATAACACCGGTTGCATTACATGAGGAATTCGGACGAGTTACGGCAGAAACGATATCAATAAAAAGCAATTTAATAATTAGTTCTGGATCAAATAAGCCAACTGGAACAGCAACTTTAAATGCCGGTAATCCCGCATCTGTTGTTGTAACTAATTCGCTAGTTACAACAAGTAGTATTATATTCCTTACAAAACAAACAAATAATCATAGCGCAAATGGTAATATGGCTATTGTTAAAAGCAATGGATCGTTTACGATAACATCCAATCATAACGGCGATACCGATGTAGTTGGGTATATGATAGTCAATAATTAATAAAAACTATACTTTTTGTGGTATAAGCACTAATTATAACAAAAGTATTAAATAAAATCGAGGTATTTAAATGTCTTCATTGCTTGAACAAGCCATCATTGATGCAAAACTTATTAAAGAAGCAGCCAAGAAAAACGCAGAAGCTGCAATTCTTGAGCATTACGCAGAAGAAATAAAAGCCAGCATGGAGGCTCTGTTAGAAGCAGATGATGTTGGAACCGATCTTGGAGCAGGCGCACTAAGCGCAGGCCCAGCGGGCGCAGCACCAGCGATGGGCGCAGCAGTACCAAATCCAATTGCCGACGCTGCACCAAAACCATTAACAGGTCAAGCAAAAAGCTTTGTAGATAATATTCCTGCATCTTATCTAGGTGAAGATAATTCACAAGAGATCGAAATCAATCTTGAAACATTAGTTCAAGAAGTTGCGAAGCTAAAAGTTCAACCAGTTGAACGTCTTCCAAGCGAAACTCATATTGAACAGGAAGAGGAATCACTAGCTGAGTCTTTTGATCTAGATGAATCGATTCTTGGGCAAGAACAAGCAACTGACCCAGGTAAAACCGCTCGCGCAGATGCAGCAGCTAGAGACGCTGCAAGACTTAGATCGCAAGCCGCATTAAAAGATAAAGAAAGAGTAGATGTTACGGTTGCCGCTCAAGATGACGCACGTAAGAAAGCAGAAGAAGAGAAAAATAAAACTGCAACTGCTCCAATGGAAGAAGATATCGAATTAAGCGAAGAGCAATTAGAAGAAATTATGCATATTGATATGGAAAACGTCGGAGCAGGCGGCATCAATATGAATGAAATTGAAATTCAAAAAGAATTAAATGTCTATAAGGCAAGATTAGCACAATTAAAGAACAAGCGCAAAGAATTAGAAGAGGCGCTTGTTGCAATTGGTGGTTGCTATGAAGAAACTTCTGCAAAATTATCAAATGTTTCTAAAAATAATGATAAACTAAACCAAAATAACATTGCACTAACTGAAGGCGTAGAGGCTTTAACTAAAAAATTAAATGAAATGGGAATAATCAATTCTCAATTACTATATAGTAATAAGATTTTACGAAATAGCTCCTTGAATGAGCGACAAAAAGAAAGTATTGTCGAATCTATTTCTAAAGCAAAGAGTATAAATGAGGCAAAGACCATTTATGAGACTCTACAAAGTTCAACGGCGAGCATTATTACAGAACGTAAAGCTCCACAATCGTTAACTGAGGCTCTAAATAAGGCACCACACCCATTTGTTACTCGCAGTCAACAAAGTCCAGCAGATATCAACTCGGTTCGCTGGCAACGTTTAGCAGGAATTAAAAAATAATACCTAATAAGGTAATCGGAGAAAAAAATGGCAAATGTATTAGAGCGTTTAACCGAAGGAACGGTTTTCGCAAACAAGGCTGCAGAAACAGCAGCTCTAGTCGGTAAGTGGGAAAAGTCTGGTCTACTAGAAGGCATTGGCGACGACATGCAACGCAGCACAATGGCTGTTCTATTAGAGAATCAAGCAAAAGAACTACTACGCGAGGCCAATGTTATGACCTCGGGCGACGTACAAGGATTCGCAGCAGTTGCGTTCCCAATCGTTCGTCGTGTATTCGCTGGACTAATCGCAAATGATCTAGTTTCAGTACAACCAATGAGTCTACCAAGCGGACTTGTATTCTTCATGGATTTCAAGTATGCTAACCAACTAGGTCTAGATGGTGATAAGGTAATCTCAAGTGCCGTAGGCTCAGAAGAATCACTATACGGTGATCGTATCGGTCAAGATGTTCGCCAAGGCGTACGCGTTGATGGTAACGCATTTGCGGAAAATGGTTTCTATTCACTAACCAGCGGATACGGAACTGCTCGCGTTCAATTACAAGCAGCAGCAACAAAGTTTATCCACCACGTTGCTCCAACCGCAGTTGTTGCCCTATCGGGTACTGCCGATGTTGCCAAAGCAATCCGCTTTGACCCAGATCTACTAGCAGAAGGCGACGTATCAACATCAACCAAGTACGTATCAGTTCTACGTGCAGTTGCTACAACCGCAAACCTAGGCGATTACTGGGAGCTATCAGCAGAACAAGATCTAACATCGTTATCGATGGTTTCTGGTACCTGTGTTGCAGCATTCTCACTATCCTCACCAAACACTGGCTCAGTAGTTGCAGGTCCAGTAGGAAATGGCTCACTAGCGTTAACTCCATTCTCTGGTTCAATGGTTCGCCGTTTAACCCGCGTTGTTCAAGGTGCAGGACTAGGTCCAGCAGCAACCGATACAGCTGGTACTAAGTATCTAGAACTAGTATATCTACACAGCGCAGCACCAAGTGGCTCAATTACTGCAGGAACCAGCACCCTAGCAACCTCTGGAGTTGGAACAGTTGTTGCCGACTTCCCAGCCAAGGATAATATCCAAAGCGCAGGAGATAACGGTGGATTAGGTGCGCTAGCTGCAACTTCTCCTTGGACACTGGAAAACAGTCCAGATCTAAAAGAGATCCAATTAAGAGTTGACTCATTTAGCATCACTGCTCGTACACGCAAGCTAAAGGCTGCATGGACACCAGAACTAGGACAAGATCTAAATGCGTATCACAACCTAGATGCCGAAGTAGAATTAACCTCTATTCTATCAGAGCAAATCGGTCTAGAAATCGATCAAGAAATCCTAAACGACCTTATCAAGGGACAAACCGGTGGTATCAAGTATTGGTCACGTCGCCCAGGTAAATTCGTTAACCGCAACAGCGGCGTAGACATTGGTACAACCACTGGCGCTGCTGGATATGCTGCTCCGCCAGACTTCACTGGTAACGTTTCTATGTGGTACGAAACCCTACTAGAAACAATCAACGACGTAAGCGCAAACATTCACCGTAAGACACTACGCGGTGGAGCTAACTTCATCGTTGTTTCTCCAGAAGTTGCAAACATCCTAGAGTTCACTGCCGGATTCCGCGCAACTGTAACTCACGATGCCGAGAAGGGATCAACCGGAGCAGTTAAGGTCGGTGCATTAAACAGTAAGTTTGATGTTATCGTCGACCCATACTTCCCACGTAACGTAATCCTAATCGGACGTAAGGGATCGAGCTTCCTAGAGAGTGGATATGTTTATGCACCATACGTACCACTACAAACCAGCCCAACGATCTTTAACCCATCAACGTTCACACCAACCAAGGCAGTCATGACTCGCTACGGTAAGGCGTTCGTTCGCCCAGATATGTACGGTCTATGCATCGTACAAGATCTACTAGGTTAATAATCTAGCTTAAGAAGCCCCCCGATGAAAATCGGGGGGTTTTTTATTATCTATAAAACTATTTATTTCACAGAGGAAAATAAATGGCATATCCAGATTTACGCCCAGTTTCAACCAGTTCAAAAAGTATATTACCAGCAACAGGTAGCTATCAGAACGTAACTTCTGCTAGCCTACCATTTGGTATATATTTAAATACAGACTACTGGACAAATGATCAAATTGATCTTTTTAAGCGCGGCGCTGTTGAAGAAGTTGCTTTCGTATATAAAAAGCTAGGCGGCGATGTATTAGATATCGAATTGGTTGATACGCAGGTTTATTCTGCATATGAAGAGGCAGTACTGGAATACTCCTATACGATGAATCTTCATCAGAGTAAAAACGTATTATCACGCTTCCTAGGCGGTAAAACTGGCAGCTTTGACAGCAATGGTCAACTAACTGGAAGCGATATCGATCCTAGTGTACATCCAGAACTAAAATACCCATCGTGGACAATTGGATATGCTAGAAGAGTTTCTGAAGGTATTTCTGGTATAGCCAACCTAAACGGCAACGAAACAGTCTATAGTGGATCATTTAATATGGTTCCAATGCAGCAGGATTACGATTTACAAGCTGCGGTTGAAAACAATCCAGAATTCTCAAGCAAGGTAAACGGAAAGAAAGTGCTTGTTAAAAAGGTTTACTATAAAACTCAAGCTGCTGGTTGGTATTTCTATGGCTATTTCGGCGGTCTTAATGTCGTAGGTAACTTAAGTACATATGGACAGTATGCTGATGATAGCACATTTGAAATTATACCGGTATGG